TCGAGATCGGCCGGCCCGTTACCGCGCGAGCCGCCGGTGGCGGTCGTGCTGTAGCCGGTGAAATTGACGACGTTGGTCACCGCCATGTCAGTAAGCCTTGCTGCCGATTTGCGTGGGCGGCATCGGCGGCCGGCCCATCAGCCCACCCGGCTGCAGGCCGGGCACCGGCGGCGGCAAAGGTTCTGGCCCTCCTGACGTGCCGGGGGGAGGCGGGGCGGGAGGGCCAGCATCACCCCCGGGAGGTGGGGGTGGTGTCGCCGGATTGGGTAGGCTCGGGCCGGTCATGCCGGCCCCGAGATTGCTCTGCATGAAGGAAATCATCATCGGCATCACCGCGCCGGTTTCGGCGGGCGACAGCGAGCCGACAAACGCGGCGAACTTTTCCATCACTGACATGATGATTTTCCTATTTTGGCTAATTGGCTGGCCAATTGGCTAATTGGCTAGAACTGCCGCCAATCCTCGGCCGCGGTGCTCTTGCGGTAGACCTCGTAGCCGGACACGTCGGCCGGCTTTGGCGGCTCTTTCACCGCAATCCACGGCCGGCTCATGCAGGCGTAGCGGCACTCGTCCGCGGCGTGGTCCTCGCTGTCGGTGCAGACATCCTCATGCCGGTCGGGGTCGTGTTGCAGAAACGGCACGGTGCGGATGAAATCCGTACACGTCGAGAACACCACCAGCATCGGCAAGCCGTCGTCGTTGCCGACCAGCCGCGCCCGCATCTGATCCCAGCCGCCGATGTGGCCGTACATCCGCACCCGGATGTTGTCGCCCTTCTTGAACCAAATCTTGCCGCCGGTTTCAGTCCCCATGCGCTCGGCGATCGAGGGCCCGCCATCCTCGGCAAAGGCCGAAGGGTCGAGCACGCCGTAGGATATTTCGTCGTCTTTTTCCCGCGCCAAAATCCCTTTGCCAACCTCGCCGGCGTGCAGCTTGAGGCCAACATTGGGCTCGTTGGGCCGCATGCCGTACCACTCGCGGTAGCGCACCATGGCGCCGCGCGGGATCACGCGGCCGTGAACATTCCAATCATCCGAGGCGATCGCCCACCACCCCACACTGAACGGCGAGGCCGAGCCCCAATCCATGGAGCGAAACCGCAGCCAATCCTTCGGGATTTCAAACGGCGGGATCACATGCCGGCTGGTGTCCCAGCAATCGAAGAAGGCGCCGAGGGTGACAGAGAAATCTCCATCCAGCCATGCTCGCACTAACTCGGGACTACCCGATGCGCGCAATCTGTTCTTGTACGCCTCACCATCGATGTACTGATTGTTTCCTACCTTCGATGGAATAAAAATCCGCTCCAATCCTGTCTTTGGATCAGTGATAACTTTGTTGCCGAGCGGGGCGGCATCGACATAGCGGGCCTTCACCCACATGTGGCCCGGACCTCCCGGATTGCCGGTCAAGCGGATGCCCACCGGCACACCCGCGCCAGAACGCAGCGTCGCCATTAGCTTCATGATCGGGGCTGGGCTCGGAAAATTGCCCGCCTCCTCCACGTAAAGCCTGGAGTAGCTGTGGCCCTGATAAAGCTCGGCGTCGGCGTCGCGCTCCAAATAAGCGAACTTGAGGCGGGCTCCCTTGGGATCGCGCCATGTTTTCTCCTGTTCGTTATAGGTCCACTTCAGCGGGCCATAGATTGCTCGCGAGCGTTCGATCGTATCCATCAACTCAGTGCGCGTGCGCCGTAGCATGAGGCCGGAAGCATTGATGCCGTAGCGGTTGGCGTGAGCCATCCACTCGCCTAACATTCCGTCGGTTTTGCCGCCCCCGCGTGCACCACCAAAGAAGATTTCGAAGACATCACATTGCAGCAAAGCCCACTGAGCAAAGTTGCTTCCAGGGCTCCAAATTACTTGTTCTGCTGGTGTATGTGCGTCCATGTTTTGCCACGGCGAAGCTTGCGAATTGTGCTTGAACCAACACCGTACTGAGCCGCCACTACTCGCGACGATAACGCCGAAGCTTTGATTTCCAATGCTTGCTCTGTCGTTAGTTTGGCGTGGCCCCTTCTTTCGCCTCTCGCCATCCTCCCTTTCCGGATCATGTCAGCCGTGTTATCTGCCGGCGTTCCCAGAAACAAATGATCCGGATTGACGCAACAGCGCACATCGCACGAATGACAGACTAGCAATCCGGGCGGGACCGGGCCGCGATAGCGTTCATAGGCAAATCGATGAACTTGCTTTGTCTTCCCATTAACGCCGATCGGATAGTAACCCTTCTGCGTTTTGACGTTGCCGCCATCCCACAGCCAGCAGCCGGAATTGGGCTCGGGCGAAATATAATCCTCGAACCGCTCACTGAAGCTTGCCCTTGCCATCATCACCGCTCCCGTTTGTGGTGCCTTCAATCATACGCGGCTGCTCGGGATTTCCATACTTGGCAATCCAATCGGCCCTGGAAAGAACCGGCGGCAACTCGGCCACATAGCGCACGTTCACGTCCGCCGAGATCAGTGTGCGGGTCAAGTCGGGCACCACCTTCCTGAGCAGGCAGTCAATCGCCCGCACTTGCGGCATGCTCAAGTCCGCCAGCTTGATGCCGTCCTTGTCAACCTCACCGAAGATGAACTGCTGCAGAACCTGCACCAGCCGATGGGCCTGGATTTTGGCGCGCACCTCGTCGGGATGAAACTGCAGCTTGCGTTTGCGCTTTTCGATCGGCGCGATCAGCGGGCGTTGTCTGCGCATGGCGTTTGGTGTCCTCCTATGGGCCGCCGGCGCCCCACATCTGCGCGAACGGTTCAAGCTGCCCTGGCAAGCCAAGTTCCCCCGTCGTGGACCACGCAGTCTGATCTGGCCCGAACTGCCTGGAGAAATGGATGCTGCCAGCCGTCATCGGATCGCTGATCGGGCGGTGTAGATCGTACTGCAGCTTGGCCGGGCTGATCTCATGCCCGAGAACCATGAAATTTCCATTCCCAATATTAAAGCTGTTGGGCCGCTCATCCCCCACTTCTGGCAACTGCCCCCCCCGCTGCGCGTCGTAACCTTTCATTGTCCAGAATTTGCTGTAGCGGGGGTCTCTATTGTTGAACGCGCTCGGAAACCAACTGCTGGGCCCCTCGTTCAATGGCGGGGGCGGCCCCCAATTGGCCGGGTTATACTGCGGGGCCAGTTGACCTTGAGTAATTCCCTGAGCCTCACCGCTGCGGTCCGATGGCCGAGTACTATCCGCTGGCGTCCTGTTCCACTCGTCTATGACCCATTGCGGGGCCCAATTATTCTGACCGCTGCCGTCCATGGCCGACTGTGCCACCTGCAGTTGGGAGGTATTGGCACCACCGCCACCACCCATCGGGGTCATTGGGCCAGGCTGGGCTAGACCACCACCGCCGCCGACACCCTGTACATCGCCGCCACGCAGCATCGATAACAGTCCCGGTATCGACCGCTGCTGTTGCGCCACGGCTAGAATGCTGCCTAAATCCATGGAATCAACTCCCTATCTGCGACCGCCGGCCTGGAAATATTGGCCCGTACCCGGATCGAAGAACCATCCAGTGCCGCCGCCCTGGCTGCGGAAGTCGCCGCCGAATGCGCTGGTGCCGGGCAAGCCGGGACTGCCACGGCCGTAGGCGCCGCCGTATTCGGCGCCCTTGGCGCCGGGCGCAATGCCGGCGCCGCCGGTCTGGTAGTAGCCGGGGCCACCCGGTCGCCCTGCCGCATACTGGTTGTTGCCGACCGTGATCGACAGGCCAGGCCGCCCGCTGGTGTCGCCGCCCGGTCGCCCGCTGCCGGGGCCAAACGGCCCGACACCGGCCTGGGATGGGTTGCCAGTGGGGCTGCCGCCAGGACGACCGCTCGGCTCGCTCCGATCGGTGGCGTACATGCTCAACAGGCCGGGAACGCCGATGCCGCCGCCGGCATTCAGCGTCGCGGGCAGCAGCGAACTAATCACGTCCTCGCCCGGCCGCAGGCCGATGGTTTCCATCTGTTGCTCGATAGGGCCACGCTCTCCCTGCACCCATGGCGCAAGTTGCTCGCCCTTGCCCTGCTCGCCCCGCGACTGCGCGTCGAACATGTCCGCCGTTAGCGGCGCGTTCTGATTTGACTGCTGCTCCATCATCTGCTGCGTCAGCATGTCGTAACCAGACTTGGATGTAGCCGGGTCCACGGCCGGCACGCCAAATACTCCGCTCTTGCCCTGCTCGCCATGCTCCTGGGCGGTCATCATGTCTTGCTGGTTCTGCCGCGCATTCATTTCAGCAGCCAGTTGCTGGTATCCCTGCTGCATCGTTGCAGGATCAACGGTCGGCACGCCTGACTGCTGGACGGTCGGGGTGGTTTCAGTCTGGCTCGGCCATCCCTGGCTCGGCGCAACCGGATCGACGTTGTACATGCTCATGCTGGGAAATGCTTGCTCGGCACCGGGATAAGCCTGGCTTACCGGCGCGGTATCACCGCGGTCGCCCTTGCCCTGCGTACTTTCGGCAAGGCCAACGCCCATGGGGCCTTGAGATTGAGCCGCCGCCGCTTGCATGGCCTCCATCAAGCCGGGATTGTTGGTGGCCATATACTGCGCCATAAGGTCGCCGGTTCTCCCGAAGTCGTTCGCGAACATGTTCTGTTCGTTCGAAATCTGGTTGGACAGATTGATAATGTCCTGATCAGTGCCGCGGCTCGCCGCCTGCGCCTGGCTGGGGCCGAACCAGCCGGCATTGGGCGCTGCCTGGTTGGTCGCGAATTCGGGGCCGAACACGGTGCTCGGATCGACCTGGGTGCGGTCGTCGCTGGGTCGGGTAACTTCGGGAGAAGTAACCTCTGGGCCGAACAGCGATGGATTGAGGGCCTCGCCCTGCTGCGTGGTCTGGGGGCCGCCCGGCATGCCGGGCCCAGCTTGCGGGCCGACATCGCCCTGGTTTGGCATGCCGAACGCACCGCCGGGTGGGGCGCCGAAGTCGCCCGGGAAGCCGTTGATGCCCGCACCGGACGGGGAGCCATACTGGCCGGGCCCGCCGATCGAGGCACTCTGCGCGCCCTGCCCGAAGCCGGTGCCGGTGGGGCCACCCGAGCCATAAGTGCCAAAATCACCCGCCCAACCCATGCCGGGGCCGGCGGTGTTGCTGTAAGCCCCGAAGTTGCTGGCAGCATCGGGGCCAGGGCCATAGCCAAAGCCCATGCCGCTATCGGTGAAATTAACGCCGCCAGTGGGGCCCCAGCCATCGCCGGGCGAGTAGCCGAAGTCGCTGCCGGGGCCGATGAAGCCGTCGCTGCCGCTGCCGCTGTAGTTGAAACCGCTGCTGGTGTCGCCGCCGGGGCCGGGGCTGCTGTTGCCGAAGAAAGAACCGGGATCGCTACTGGCAAATTGCGAGGCGCCGGTTTCGCTGCCGGTCCAGCTGTCGCCGCCGGTGGCCGGGGGCGCCGCGGGCGCCGTGTCGCCCATAAGGTTTCCGCTGTCGTTGGTACCGTAGTAGCCGTCACTACTACCGAAAAAATCGCCGCTGGTGGTGCCGGTGTAGCCGCCGTCGCTGGGAGCGCTGTCGCCATCGCCGCCAGGCCCCGCGAAACTGCACAGCGAGCGCGGTTGGAATTCGGCGGACCAATGTTTCATTTCGTGGCCCTCAAATGCGGTGGCGGCTCGACCAGCCATTTTTCGCGGTTGGTGTAGGTTTTCTGCCAGCCGTCCAGCACCCGCAGCCAGCCGTCGCGGCCGCCGCCGGTCAGCCGCGC